TTTGATGCTATCGGAATGGACTCTGCTACTACATTCCTTGACCTAGCGATGGATCGAGTGCTTACTATCAACGGCAGGGCAGGTCAATGGCCCCAGCAAGATGACTACGGTCCGCAGATGATTGCATTCATCAACGTGTGTCGATCACTGATGGCGTTGAATAAGACCATCTTTATGACAGGTCATATGGAGATTAAGAAGGATGAACTCCAACAACGCATCTTTCGCACTCCAATGATGACAGGGCGACTTAAGACTAAAATCCCACTGCTGTTCTCCGACATCTTCTTCTGTGAAGCTGAGAACGATGGCAGGGGTAATGTGAAGCATAAGATCCAAACAGTTCCTGATCGCATCACTACCACGGTGAGGACATCTTTCAAGGGACTGGCTCCATTTGAGGACGTAACCCTTGACTGGAAGCAGCCGCTGGAAGGTCAAGGTCTTGGAAGGTTGATGAAACAGGAGAAGGCAAATGCGATTTCTGGTAGGTAGCTTTCTATGTTGGTTAGGCTTCCATGACTGGTATCACGGACTGACTTGTATCTATTGTCTGCGTCGAGGTTGTGAACAGAAACTTCCTTTGTATGAAGGAGATGAAGATGACACCTAATGAGTATCAAGAAGCTGCTATGACAACTGCTGTATACCCAGTTAATCATGGACGAGAGTATGCCGTAATTGGACTGTGTAATGAGGTAGGGGAAGTTGCAGGAAAATTCAAGAAATATCTCAGGGATGGAACACCTGAGGAAGTTATCAGAGATCAAATTAAGGATGAGCTAGGTGATGTGCTGTGGTATTGTGCTAGTGTTGCTGCTGAGTTTGATCTTACATTAGAGGGAATTATGGAAAGGAACTTGGCAAAACTCCAAGACCGTCGTGAGCGTGGAGTGATTGGCGGTAGCGGGGATAAACGATAACTACTGTTCCAAATTGGAACAGTCCTAATTGGCAATCGAAAGGTTGCCTCCGAAGCCCTCCACCGGCAAGAGCCGAATGGGTATCCTGAGCGAAAGCTCCTAACTGAGAAACGAAAATGGCTTTTATTCCTGTTAACTTTGATGATGCACAAGAGTCTAAGCCGGCGTCGTCCGGTATTTACAACTTGCAGATTACCGAGGCTAAAGAAGTTCAGACTGGACCGAACTCCAAGTTCCCCGGTAGTCCGCAGTTGCGCATCAGCCTTGGCTTTACTGATGAGCCGAACACACCGAACGTTACGCACTTCATCTCGCTCCCTCATGCTGAGGACGAACAGAAGTCTGCTAACTATAAGGCGCTGTTGCTGAAGCGTTTTCTTGTTCACTTCAATATCCCGTTTGATCATAGTGGTATTGATACTGAGCAGGTCTGTATGCACGCTATCGGTGCATCGGCTAATACGGAAGTTAAGTTGGATGAACCTGACGCGAATGGCAATGTCTATAACAGGTTGGTACTGCCCCGCCTGCGTGATGAGGCTGGTCGTTAACTGATGCACTTAACTTCGGGGGCTTCGGCCCTCGAAGTTTTTGGAGTTCACATGGACAACCCTTGTTTCACCATTGACTTTGAAACAACTGACAAAGACCCTAAACTAGCTAAGCCGGTTGAGGTAGCACTATATCAACCTCAGTGGGAGTATGAGACATTTATCCACTGTGAGAATATTCCAGTAGAAACTTCAGCTATCCATCACATCATCGACCGCGATGTGCAAGATGCTCCAAGCTGGACTGATGTTCGACTCAATCTTGGCAATACTGTAACCAGTCAGCCACTGACTGTTCTCGTAGCCCACAATGCTGAATATGAAAAGACTATCTTGGGCCCTGATTTTGTTCCTGTGCTTTGGGTATGTACTTATAAGTGTGCCCTTCGAGTGTGGCCTGATGCTCCAGCTCATCGTAATGAAGTGTTACGGTATCACCTGAAGTTAGGCGATGATCGTGGTCGTGGTAACAAGCAGTCAGCACACAACGCTATGCACGATGCAAAGGTTACGTGGCTTCTATTTCAGGAGTTGTTGAAGCATACCACTCTACAGCAACTAATTGAGTGGACAGAACTCCCTGCTAAGCTGCCTAGGTTTCCAATAGGTAAGCATTATAATCAAACTTGGGACACCATTCCCGGTCCATACCTGCAGTGGATTGTTAATCAAACTGAAATGCGAGAAGATGTAAAGTGGTGTGCTAAGAAAGAACTTGCACGACGGAGGCGGTAATGCGCACTCTGAAAGACACAACTGATGAAGTAGAGAAACGGTACCTAACTAAATTGTTAGGCGAAACAACGAATCATACCATAGCAGCTCAAATTGCTGGAGTAACTCGTGTACAGTTATTTCGACTCTTAGATAAGCATGGCATTCCTAGGAGCCCTCATGCAGATCGAAGACTTAGTTAAGCCCATTGACCAACTCAGTGATGAGGAGCTCATGGAGCGGCTTCGGACAGTGCGGCATA